ATGAATTTCCAGTATTCGCGCCAGTTCGGATTCGGAGCGTGCCCCAACGGCCTGGAGGATTCGCTGGAAACGAGCTTCAAAGGATTTCGCAGTATCCACGGTGAACTCCGAAAGCCAAAGTCCGAATGCGTGTTTTGCAATCCGCGTTTAAAGCCAAACAGTTAACGCTTAAATGCAAAAACAGAACACCGAATTTGGTTTTTGACTTGACCGCAGCCTGCTTTTGCCTTTAATTGAAGCTGCGGGCGGTAAAGAAATCATCGTAGCTGTTTGACCTTAGCCGTCCGCCTTGAACGGGTCAACGTCCGGAGCGTTAGAGATTCCGGACGGCAACCCCTCAACATGACGGACGGCATCTTGTGAGCACGGTTCAGCTTTCCCTCTTCAACGACCAGCCAGCCCGCCTTGCCGGGCTGAATGCCACGCTCAAGGCATCCATGCAGCGTGCCGTCGCTTCGTGCGGGCTTTCCCGTGCGCAAGTGGTGGACCGAATGAATGCCCTGGCGTCGGATTCTGGCGTCAAGCTGACCACCGGAAACGCCCGCCTGCTGTCGCCCGCCACGTTCGAGAAGTGGCTCAACCCCGCTGACCGCGAACACCTGCCCTCGGTGCTGGCCCTTGAAGTCTTCTGCCTTGCTGTGGGCAGCGTGCAACCCTTGGCTCAACTGCTGGGGCTGCTCGGCTGCGGGGTCATGACCGCCGAGGACAAGCGCCTGCGCGATTACGGGCATGTGTGCTGGGAAACCAAACGTCGCCGCAAGGCGGTCCGCCAACTTGAAATGGAGCTTGAAGATGACCTGGGATTGGCGAATCGGCACCGGTAAGGAACGCCAGACCTACCACATTCTTGATTGGCTGCGGCGCAATCGCATCCGTCAGTTGGTCATTGCGGAGGAACTCGGCGTCAACACGTCCCTCGTGTCCAGCACGATATGGGGGCGGCGGAACAACCGGCGCGTACTGCGCAAGCTGCTGGACCTTGGCTGCCCGGCGCGGTTCCTGAATCTGCCCGACGACATGTCTTCCCGCGAGGCCGCGTAGGGGGCCTCCATGGAACCGGTGAAGGAAGGATACACCACGCTGGAGCTTGTCCCGCTTCTCGGCATTCAGGACCGGGCGGTACAACTGCGCGCCAAGCGTGAACGCTGGGAATCCCGCCAGCGTGAAGGCCGGGGCGGGGGCAATGTGTGGATCATCTCCTCCATGCCCAAGTCCACACGCAAGGCCCTGCTGGACGGGATGTTGCGCACGGCGGCGCAGGAGGCGGAAAAGAACCTGCCCGCGTTGCCGCCGCTCGATGCCGCAGACCCGCGCCGGGCCATCGCCGCCCGCATGTCCCCGCTGAAGCACTGCTCCAACCGCCAGCGCGAAATCGCCATGGCGCGCCTTGCCCTTATCCGCGAGGTGGAACGCCTTGCCGTGCTGACGGGCGTGGACGCGGCCATCATGAAGCTGGTGCAGGACGCTGCCGACGGCACGCTGCCCGCGCACCTGATGCGCGCGGTGCGCGACGCCAACGACCGCTTCGGCAGCGGCGACAAGCGCGGCCTTTCGCGGCGCAGGCTGTACGCATGGCGCACCCTGTACATCAAGGGCGGCGAAGACGCCTTGGTGCCCAAGCACAAGGCCAAGGACATGACGGTGCCGCCGTGGGCGGACGCCTTCCTCGCGTTCTTCCGTCTGCCGCAAAAGCCGTCCCTGACGCAGGCCCACCGCGACCTGTGCCGCGCCTACGCGGACGGCGCGCTGACGGGCACGCCGCCGTCCATCCACGCGGTAAAACGCTGGGCGGCCAAGGTGGCGCTGCCGGAACTGGAGCGGGGCCGCAGGACGGGCAACGCCCTGCTGAAGCTGCAACCGCACAAGCGCCGCTCCACAAAGGACATGCTGCCCGGCGATTGCTACACGGCAGACGGCACCACCTTCGACGCCGAAATCCGCAATCCGCACAACGGCCAGCCGTTCAAGCCGGAAGTCACCATCGTGCTGGACATGGCCACCCGGCGTTGCGTGGGCATTTCGCTGAACTACGCGGAAAACGCCCAGGGCGTGCTGGATGCGTTGCGCATGGCCTGCCTGTTCGGCGGCATTCCGGCCATGTTCTACTCGGACAACGGCCCCGGCTACGACAACCTGCTGCTGACCGCCCCCGGCACGGGGATGTTGGCCCGGCTGGGCATCGAACGCGCCGCGTCCATTCCGGGCCGCCCGCAGGGCAAGGGCCTGATGGAGCGCGCCGTGCCCACCTTCTGCGACCCGGTGGCCAAGCGGTTTGCCACCTGCACGCACCGCGACATGGACGCGGACGCGGCCAAGAAGGTCTACAAGATCACCCGCGAAGCCCTGAAGCGCGGCGCCCGCACGGCCCTGATGCCCACGTGGGACGAATTCAAGACGGCCATGCTGGAGCGCGTGGCCGAATACAACGCCACGCCCCACCGCGCGCTGCCCATGACCACCGACGCCAGCGGCAAGCGCCGCCACATGTCGCCCGACGAGGCGTGGCAGCACTTCCTTTCCACGGGGTGGGAACCGGTGCGCGTTCCCGCCGACTGCTCCAACGATTTCTTCATGCCCGCAGAGCGCCGCATCGTGCGCAACGGCGAGGTGCGCTTCGGCGGCGGCATCTACTACGCCGACGACCTTGCCCCGCACCACGGCGACGCGGTGATGGTGCGCTACGACGTGTGGGATGCCAGCCGGGTCTACGTCTGGACCATGGACGGCCACAAGATTTGCGACGCCGTGCTGGACGGCAACAGCATTCCCTACTTCCAGCAAACCCGCATCGAAGCCGCCCGCGCCCAGCGCGAGGCCGCACAACTCAAGCGGCTGGAGGCCAAGGCGGGCCGCATCGCGCCCGGCGCAACCCTTGTGCTGCCCGAAGCTGGCCACCCCCACGTCATCACCCTGGTGGCCGACAGCCTTGCCCCGCGTGAACCGCTGCCCGCACGGGCAGACGAACCCGCCGCCCCCAACATCGCCCCCTCCATCACGCTGGACGTTGCGCCCCTGCGCGCCCCCGCCCCCGAACAACAACCCCGCCCGTGCTTCGCGCACGGACACGAGCGGTACGAATGGCTGATGCGCCACAAGGACCGCTGGCTGGACAAGGATGAACCGTGGCTGTGCCGGTACGTCGAAACCTTCGAGTACGCCGACAGCCACGACCGCTACGTGCACGAAGGCATCGCGTGGCCGGGCTGGAAGGCCCTCGCCCATACCGAGAACTAGGAGACACCATGCGCAAGCAATTCGTCAGGACGGAAAACTACACCCGGTTCACCGCAGGCATTCAGGCGGTGGAACAGCGCGGCGCGGCGGAGGCCGGGATGATGCTGGTTCACGGCGCGCCGGGCTTCGGCAAAAGCCACACGGTGGGGCATTGGGCCGCCGAAACCGGGGCCGTGTTCCTGCGGGCCAACGTGGACTGGACCCCGAAGTACTTCCTGACCGAACTGGCCAAGGAACTGCGGGTGGACCCGCGCGGCACGGCGCAGCAACTGTTCGGGCGCTTGCTGGAACACGTGGTGGAAACGCAGGCCCCGCTGGTCATCGACGAGGCGGAATTCACCCTGTCCTCGTCCGCCGCCGTGCTGGAAAAGGTGCGCGACCTGTCCGACAGGGCCGAGGTGACCGTGGTGCTGATCGGCATGGAACGCATCCAGCAGAACATCGCCCGGCACAAGCAGATCAACAGCCGCATCGCGCAGGTGGTGGAATTCCGCCCCGCCTCGCTGGCCGACGTGGCCCATGCCTGCGGGCAACTCTCGGAAGTGCCCCTGGCCGATGAACTGGTGGCCGAGGTGCATCGCCTGTCCGCCGGGCGCATGCGCGAAGTGCTGAACATCGTGGCCACCATCGAACGCATCGCCAAGGTCAACGAACTGGCCAAGGTGGGCATGGCCGACGTGGCCGGTGTGCCCCTTTCCTACGATTGGCAGGCCCGCGCCCCGCGCATGGCCAACACCGGCAGACAGGGCCGCGCCCCCCGCACGGGGGCGCAGGCGGCGGGGGGGCGTTAGATGGCGTGGTACGGCACCCCCTTGCTGCAACAGGTGGCGGACCAGCCGCGCCTGCTGCGTGAACTGGTGGCGGCTCTCGGCACCTCGCGCGAGGGCACGCGGCTTTCCTGCAAGGCGCTGCACAAGCGCGGCTACGCCACGTTCGAGGACGGCATCCTGACCATCACCGATGCCGGGCGCACCGTCCTGGCCAACGGCATCGAACTGCGCTCCGGCCCCGACAGCAGGAACGTTTCGACGCGGGCGGGTAACACCCTGCGCGCCAAGGCGTGGCGGGCCATGCGCATGCGCGACGGCTTCAGCCTGGACGATTTGCTGACCATGCTGTGCGACGGCAGCGAAGCCTACGCGGAAAAGAACCTTGGCGACTATATCCGGGCGCTGGCCTGCGCGGGCTACCTGCTGGCGCTGCCCCGCCGGGGCAATGGCCCGCACCCGCAACGCTACCGCCTGCGTCGCGACCGCAACACAGGGCTGGAGGCCCCGGCCTTCAACAAGGCCACCCGCACCCTGACCGACCTCAACACCGGTGAAGTCTTCCGCATCCCTACGCGGGCCGAACTGGCGCAACAGGGGGCCACTCATGACGCATGACTGGCTGGAACTGCTGCGCCACGCCGCCGCAGACCGCACCAAGGCGGCGGTGGCCCGCGAACTGGGCGTGTCCCGGCCATCGGTCAGCCTGCTGCTGGCCGGGCGCTACCCTGGCCGCACCGACCGCATGGCGCAACGCATCCTCGAAACCTACGGGCGGGTGGCGTGCCCCTTTCTGGGGCGTGAACTGACCGCGCTGGAATGCGCCCGCCACAACGGCCCCATACCGACATCCAGCCCGGCAGCCCTGCGCCACTGGCGCGCCTGCCAGGCCTGCCCCCACAGACCCCAACCCGAACAACCCAACGGAGGAAACTGACATGGCGACTGCCGCAAAGAAGCTGAAGAAAGTGCAGGAATCCAACGTGTCCCACCTGCCCACGCCGCCCACGCCTACCGTCAGGCTGGGCAAGCAGACCTTCGCCGCCCCGGCCTCGCTGGGCGAACTGGTGCTGCACGGCGCGGCCCTGAAGAACGAGATCGACGGGCTGAAGGACAAGCTGGAGGAAGTGAACGCGAAAATTCTTGCGGAGGTGCCGCGCTGGATGGACGGCAACGGCACCCTGCACATCGTCATCGCGAGCGTGGACTGCACCGTGTCCCTGCGCGATTCCGTGGCCATTGCCGACGTGGGCACCCTGCGCGAACTGCTGGGCGACCGCTTCCCCGACCTCGTGAAGGAAAAGGCCACCTATTCGCCCGAACCCAAGCTGGTCAGCCTTGCCCTTGATGGCGACGACCCGATGCAGTTTGCCGTGGCCAACTGCCTGCGGATTCAGGAAGCCAAGGCCACCGTGAGCTACAAGGCCGCGTAACCCCGCGAAACCGCCCTTACGGGGGCGGTCGCCGGGGCGTGGCGGCCCCGGCCTGACGAGCAGCCAACGAGAAGCCCCCGCTGCGAGCGGGGGCGATGAGGTATAGCCGTGGCAATGCTAAGTGTCAGTTTTTTCAGGTTCGGGCTTTTTCTTTTTCGCAGGGGGCGTGGTGGAGCCGATGCGAGTTACAACATCATTTTCGTCATACATTATGGCGAGATATTTCTTTTCCCCTTGGAAACCCTCGACCGGCGTTCCCACAACTTCCCAGATGCCAAAGGTCAGAACATCCATCACGCCATGTCCGATTGCACGGCCTGCGGATGGCTCATTCCCGAGTTCATATGCGTACACGTCATGCCGGACCCCATCAGCTTCTCTGATTTCAGCAGGTGCCCCTAAATGTAGTTCAACCTCACCGCGTGTGGCTCCCACACGAATCGCACCAAGGTCAGGGTCTTTTTTGCCGGACATGGCCATTCCAACACTGCACCCAGAAAGAAGTGCGAGCAAAACAACAGCAAGCAACGCTCTCATCATCCACCCCTCTATTTTTATATCGAAAGAGCAGCATTTTCCTAGTCTTGTCAATCTCTCTAACGAAATTGGTCCGCCCACTGTCTATGCATATGCCGAACAGTAAATCTCGGTGCCAAGTTGGCTACAACCTGCTGGAGGTGGCACATGGCGACTTCTGACGCCCGGCCCGAAGGCCGCAATTCACTGCTGGCCAAGATTCACATTGCCCGGAAGGACTTGGCCCTGGGCGAGGACGTTTACCGCGACCTGCTGGAACGGGTGACCGGGCAACGCTCCGCATCCGGCCTGACGGACAGGCAACTGGTGGCCGTGGTGGCCGAACTGCGGGCCAAGGGCTGGCAGCCCAAGGCGGCACCGCGCAAGGGCCGCAAGCCGCGCGTGAAGGCCGGTGGTTCCGCCCTGCTGGCCAAGATGGAGGCGCTGCTGGCCGACAACGGCAGGCCGTGGAGCTACGCGGAAGCCATCGCCCGGCGCATGTTCGGGGTGGAGAAGCTGGAATGGTGCGACGCGGACCAGCTAAAGGCCGTCATGGTGGCGCTGGTAAAGGATGCGCGCCGCCGCGAGGGCAAGGAGGAAGAGGCATGACGCGCGATGCCTTGCAGATCATGCAGCACGAGGACAGCATGCCCGCCATGGCCCGCGAGATTGCCGGGCTTATCGGCATGCCCGATACCCTGCGGCTGGTGGAGGCGCTGGGCGGCACGACGTTCCCGGTTCCCAAGCGGGGGAACAAGCTGGGCGAACTTCGCTTCAGCATGCTGGAGCAAGCCGTGGGCGTGGTCTCCTCTGACATCCTGTGCAAGCAGTACGGCGGAACCAACCTGTACATACCCCGCTGTGCCGATGCGTTGCGCAGGGCGCGGGATACGGAGATAATCCGTCATTTCGATGCCGAGATACGGACCGGGCGCACCGGAACGGAAGTTGTCGCGGAGCTCGCCCTGCGATATAGGCTGTCTGACAGGCGCGTCTGGCTGATCTTGAAGGGAACGGATATCGCGCCAGACCGTCAACCTGCCCCAGCACAGGGGCGGCTGGTGTAGAGGGGCATATGAAACGTAGTATACTTGTGGCGTTGTTCTTCGTGCTGATCGCGAGCGTTGCCTATGCTGGCGACAATAAGGTTCCGCTCTATAAAGATTTTTATCATGGAATGACAAGAAGTGACGTGAACAAACGCGCAAACGTCGTCCCTTGCCTTTTTGAGGACGGCTCAGATTCTTTGTGCGTAAATGATGCGATGTTTGCTGGTGTAAAATGGAAGCAGGCGTTTAATTTTTCTGATGGAAAACTTACTCATATCACAATTGCCAGCAAGCTTAACGATAAAAATTATTCTTCTACGTTAGGAGCAATTGTAAAAAATAATTTTGTTCCCGCATTGATGCGGATGAAAAATGAAACTTGTGATTTTAGTCAAGTATATAATAGCATGGATAGGTCTAAGGCAGAGGCATACATAAATGAATTTGAAGCACGCGGACTGCGGTCTGAGAGCATACTCTACATATTTCTTGAGAAAGATGTTATTGCATCTGCAAAAGGGTCCACAAATATTTCAGAAATTATTAAACAATCTCCCGTAACAATGCGACAGGTTGAAATGGAGATATTCAATAGCGATGGGGATTCGTGGCTTGCCGTGCGTTTCCTGGCTCCAAAAATGTCGCATGGTATTCTTCTAAAGCAAATGGAAGACAGTACGGAGACCTTCTAGCTCCCCACTGAACCCCTTCCCCCTGTCTCCGCCCCCGGTTGCTGCCAATATGGCAGTGACCGGGGGCGGCTGCATTGTGGCGGCTGCCCTGACGAAACGTGTTGCACCTGTTTCGCAAGGGAGGCCGTCGTGTCCATCCTGTCCCGTCTGCGCGGCATCCGGCATACGCGCATGCTGCTGTGCAGCCTGATTGCCGTCGCGCTGTGGCTGTTCCTTTGGCACGCCTCGCCCAGGGAGGCGCTTATCGTCACCTACAAGCTCACTCAGGTCATGCTGGCCGCAGTGGTCACCTACTGGATCGACCGCTGGCTGTTTCCCTACGCCCGGCCCGAAGGCTACCTGTGCGAGGAATGGCGCGACCGCATCGGCTCCGGCGACTGGCCCGATGGCGTCGATGACTTCCCGGTGGTGACGGAATCCAAGACCCTGTTCATGGTCGCCTGCCTGCGTCGCAGCTTCCTGATGGGCGCGGCGATGCTGGCCGTGGAACTGGGACTCTAGCCATGGGCGCGCCGCATGTCCGCAAGACCATTCGCCTGCCCGGCGGCTGGTCCCTACAATTGTGTGCCCCCGCTTCCTCCGGCCCCCGCTGGGCCAGGGTTTCGGCCTATTTCGCGCTCATGCTGGGCAGCCTGCTTTCGGTCCTGTGGGAAGCGGGGCGCGCCGTGGTGATCGTCGTGCTGGCCACGCTCTTGCTGGGCGTCTGGCTGGGCGACTTTGCCCGCGCCGCATCCATCCCCCGTGAGGCGCAGGCGCACCGCTCCGTGCTGGTGCGCGCGGCCCGGCTGGAATGGGGCCTTGGCGCGCCGGTGGCCACCTTTGCGGCGCAGGTGCAGCAGGAAAGTGAGTGGAAGCCCGACGCCGTGTCCCCCGTGGGTGCGCAGGGGCTGGCGCAGTTCATGCCATCCACCGCCCGCTGGCTGCCCATGGTCATGCCCCAAACCGGCCAGCCCGCCCCCTTCAATCCCGCGTGGGCGTTGCGCGCCATGGTCGCCTACGACCTGTGGCTGCACCAGCGCGTGCGCGCCGCCACCCCTTGCGACCGCATGGCCATGGCCCTTGCCGCCTACAACGGCGGGCTGGGCTGGGTGCAGCGCGACGCCAAACTGGCCGCTGCGCGCGGGCGCAACCCCGCCGCGTGGTGGGGCAACGTGGAGGCCGTCAACGCCGGGCGTTCCGCCAACGCCTTCCGCGAGAATCGCGGTTACCCCCGGCGCATCCTGCTGACGCTGGAACCGGTCTACGAGGCGGCGGGCTGGGGCGGGGGAAGCTGCGATGGGGGGCATTCCTGATGCTGGAAACCATCGCCGGATTCCTGTCCCCAAAGCCGCGCCTGCTGGCGCTTGCCGCCGGGGCCGCCGTGCTCGCTGTACTGCTTGCCGTGGCCGGGGTGCGTTGCGTCCTGCTGTCGGCCAGCCTCAAGACCGAGCAGGCCGCCCACGCCGCCACGGCGGAACGTGGCCAGCGGGCGCTGGCCGAACTGCGGGCCGAGCACGCGGACGAAAACACCGTCCGCGCCCTGGCCGTGGCCGATGCGGAGCGTACCGCCCGGCGCAAGCTGGAGACGGAAACCGCCCGCGCCAACACCCTTGCGGCGGAACTGATGCAGACGCGCACGCGCCTTGCCGATGCCCGCCGCGAATTCTCCCGGAGGATTGCCGCCCATGCCGCGCAAGACACTGCTGTTGCTGGCCCTGTGTTCGGCCCTGATTTCGTGCGCCTGTACAACGAGGCAATCGGCCTCGCCCCTGCCGCCGGTGCCGGTGGTGGCCCCGTGCCCGAAGACGCCGCTGCCGCCGGAACTGGCGCAACCGCCCACGCCGCCCCCGGCGCTGACGCCGGGCTACTTCGCGCAGCACCCGGAATAGCGGGCGCAGCCACCGTCAGCGGGGCAGACATCCTTGCCCACATCCGCGACTACGGCGGGCGCTGCCAGGCGCTGGAAGCGCAGGTCAACGCCCTGGTCAACTTCGCGGAGGCCCCATGAGCATGGAATGGGTGCTGCTGCTGGTCACCACGCTGCTGGGGGTGGTGGGCAGCCTTGGCGGCGTGGTGCTGTACGGGCTGAAGCAGGAGAATGACAGCCTGAAGGCAGAGCTGGCGGAACTGCGCCAGCGCGTCACCGACCAGTGCGTGCGCCGCGACGATTACGTGCTGATGCGCACCGAAATGCTGGACCGCCTGAAGGACATCGAAGCCAAGCTGGACAAACTCTCGGACCGCCTCGGCTCCCTGCCCGGCGGCGCATGATGCGGAGACACGCATGACCAAGGATGACTGCGCCGGTGAAGCCGGGCGCGAACTGCAACTGCTGCAAAGCATCGCGGAAAAGGTGGACCGGGTGGACCGACGCACCGCCCGCATGGAGCGCCGGGCCATCACCGCCGGGGCGGTGGCCGGGGGCATTTCCGGCGGGCTGACCGGCGGTCTTGTGGCCGTGGGCATCACCTACATCAAAACCAAGCTGCTGGGGGGCTGACGTGGCCCACGCCGAGGAAACCCGGCGGCAACTGCGCGCCGCCTTCATCTACGACCAGTTGCCGCTGGAAATGGCCGCCACCAGGGCGGGCGTGCCCGCGTCCACGGCGGCCCGCTGGAAGCGGCAGGCCAAGGCCGACGGCGACGATTGGGACAAGGCGCGCACCGCCAGCATGCTGGCCATGGGCGGCACCGACGACGTGGCCCGGCAGGTGCTGACCGACTACATGGTGCAGCACAAGACCCTGCTGGACGAACTGCGCGAAGGCACCCTGAAGCCCAAGGAACGCGCGGACATCCTTGCCAGCCTTGCCGACAGCTTCAACAAGACTGTGGCCGCCTGCCGCCGCGTCATGCCGGAAACGAATGAACTTGCAGTGGCGCTGCGTATTCTGAACAGGCTCGCTGAATTCGTACAAAGAGAATATCCGAATCACATTGAGGCATTTCTTGAGATACTGGAGCCATTCGGTGAGACTTTAACACAAGGGAAAGAGGTTTAGATTTTTTCCTCTTCATATTCCCACTTTGTCTCAATATCGAAGAAATATCTCAGGGTTGAATATGAGTCATTCCCCCATTTTTCATATAGGTGTGTTGGAAATTCATTATATGTTCTGATTGCGTGAACTCGCTTTCCGTTAAAGTCATTGTCGAGTGATGTGTATGTGATTTCAACAGTGAGAGTACCTGTCTCACCGTCAGAGTTGGCTGATGGTTCAAATTCAATCCTGTGGATAATGTGGGAATCTTGAATTTTCTGCGGAGAGTCTGACATGGCTAAATATCCTTTTGGCAAAACGTTTCAAGAAGGGGTAGCCGCCCTTGCCGCGTCACTAAAGATGCAAATACAGGCTGAATGCCGGTCATTTCCTGCCGACGCCTCCACGTCTGCAAGGCGGCGAGAGATGGCGCACGAAAGCTTTTCCTTTTTCCGTCGTACCTATTTTCCGCACTACGTCAAGAGCGATAGAGATTCTGCTCTTCATATATGGCTGGACGAGGAACTGCCCGGCATCGTGGCCGCGCCGGAAGGCGTGAAGCTGGCCGTGGCCGCCCCGCGCGGCGAGGCCAAGTCCACCTATGTGGCGTTGTTCTTCGTGCTGTGGTGCGTGCTGACCGGGCGCAAGCGGTACCTGCTGCTGATAGCCGACGCGCTGGAACAGGCCGCCGCCCTGCTGGAGGCGGTGAAGGTGGAACTGGAGGCCAACCCGCGCATCGGCATGGACTTTCCCGATGCCGCCGGGCAGGGCCGGGTGTGGAACGTGGGCACCATCGTTACCCGCAGCAACGTCAAGTTGCAGGCGCTGGGCGCGGGCAAGCGCATGCGCGGCCTGCGCCACGGCCCGCACCGTCCCGACCTTGCCGTGCTGGACGACCTGGAGAACGACGAGAACGTCCTGAAGCCGGAACAGCGCGACAAGCTGCAAGGCTGGCTGCAACGCACGGTGCTGTCCCTTGGCCCGGCGGATGACAGCATGGACGTGATCTACGTTGGCACCATCCTGCACTACGATTCGGTGCTGGCCCGCACGCTGCAAAAGCCCCTGTGGCGGGGCAAGCGGTTCCGGGCCGTCATTCGCTGGCCCGACCGCATGGACCTGTGGGACCGTTGGGAAGGCATCCTGCGCGCCGAAGGGGCGGACGCCGCCCGCGCCTTCCACGCTGCCAACGCGGCGGACATGGAGCGCAACGCCGAGGTATCGTGGCCGTCCATGCGCCCGCTGTACAAGCTGATGCTGAAGCGGGCCGAAGACCACGCCGCCTTCGACGCGGAACAGCAGAACGACCCGCTTTCCGGCGACGACGCCCCCTTTGCCGCCTGCATCACCTTCTGGGTGGACCGCCGGGCGGACTGGCTGTTCTTCGGCGCGGTGGACCCGTCGCTGGGCAAGCACGGCGCGGGGCGCGACCCTTCGGCCATCCTTGTGGGCGGCTTCCACCGGCCCACCATGACGCTGGACCTGGTGGAAGCCCTGATCCGCAAGCGCCACCCCGACCGCATCATAGAAGACGTGATTGCCGCGCACCTTGAATACCGCTGCCTGCTGTGGGGCGTGGAGGCCGTGCAGTTTCAGGAATTCTTCGCCCACGTGCTGGCGCAGCGGGCCGTGGCGCGCGGCATCGCCATTCCCGTGCAGCCGGTGGTCAACAGCACGGACAAGCACCTGCGCATAGAAACCCTGCAACCCTACATGGTGCAGGGGCGCATCCGCCTGCACCCCTCGCAGCAGACGCTGATAGACCAGTTGCGCCACTTCCCCAAGGCCGACCACGACGACGGCCCGGACGCGCTGGAAATGCTGTGGCGCATGGCCAGCGGCGGCTTTGTCAGCCTGCGCGACGCCTTCACGGCGGCCCCGCGCCGCAGCCCCTTCCACGATATGGACACCGACGGAGATGACCATGGGCTTCATGGATCGTTTGTCTAGCGCCGCGCGCGCCTTTACCCGCACCTTCATGCCTTCGGGCGGCCTGCAAACCCGCGACGGGGCCACGGCGGATGCCCCGCTGGACGCGGCGCTGGAAGGCCGTTCCAGCGCCGCGCCCCTGCTGTACTGGGAACGCTGGGCCAACCTTACCCACGGCCTCACGCCCGCCCGGCTGAAGAACATCCTGCAATCCGCAGACGATGGCGACATCCTGCAACAGCACGTCCTGTTCGCGGACATGGAAGACCGCTGCGAACACCTTGCGGCGGAACTGGCCAAACGCAAGCGGGCGCTGCTGACGCTGGACTGGGAAATCCTGCCGGGGCGGGCAGGGGATGCGGCGGCGCGCCGCGTGGCCGACGCCGTGCGCGAACAGTTCGACGCGCTGGCCAACGTGGATGACCTGTTTCTGGACATGGCCGACGGCGTGGGCCACGGCTTTGCCGCGCTGGAAATAGAATGGGGGCGCGAGGGCAAGCTGCACCTGCCGCAGGCGTTCCACTTCCGCCCGCAGACGTGGTTCCAGACCCCGCCGCACGACCGCAACGCCCTGCGCCTGCGCGACGGCACGGCACAAGGCGCGGAACTGGAAACGCTGGGCTGGGTGCTGCATACCCACCGGTCCCGCTCCGGCTGGCTGGCCCGCGCCGGGCTGTTCCGCGTGCTGGCGTGGAGCTACCTTATCCGGTCCTACGCGCTGGCCTCCAACGCTGCCTATGTGGAAGTTCACGGCATGCCCTTTCGCCTGGGCAAGTACCCGGCAGCCAGCACGGAAGAAGACAAGGCGGCCCTGCTGCGGGCGTTGCAGGCCCTTGGCCGCGATGCGGCGGGCATCATCCCGCAGGGCATGGAGATCATCTTCCAGACGCCGCCCAACTCCACCCACGACCACTTCGGCGTGCTGGTGGACCGCTGCGAACGCGGCATGTCCAAGGCCATTCTGGGCGGCACCCTGACCAGCCAGGCCGACGGCAAAAGCAGCACCAACGCGCTGGGCGCGGTACACAACGAGATTCGCCACGACCTGCTGACCTCGGACGCGCTGCAAATCGCGGGCACGCTGACCCGGCAGGTACTGGCCCCGCTTGCCGTGCTGAACTCGGGCGTGGCCGACGCCCGGCTGCTGCCGTGGTTCCGGTTCGACACCCGGCAGGCGGCGGACATCGCCACTTACGCCGACGCGCTGCCCAAGCTGTCCGGGGTGATGCGCATCCCCGCCGCGTGGGCGCATGAAAAGCTGAAGATTCCCCTGCCGCAGGGTGACGAGGAAGTGCTGGGCACCCGCGCCGCCGGTGCTGATGCGGGTGACGATGGTGCGGACGATGAAGGCGCGGACGATGGCGATGCGGAAGGCCGGGCCGCCGCCGTGGCGCTGGCCGATGCGCACGGGGACGCAGATGGTGACGGCGGCGCGCCGTACCCGGACCAGCAGGCGCTGGACGACGCCGAGATTCCCGACGGGGCCATGCTGGCCGCCATGGAAGAACTGCTGGAGCCGCTGATGCAGGAACTGCGCGACGGCGCGGAACCGGCGGACCTGCTGGCCCGCCTTGCCGAACTGTACCCCCGGATGGAGGGCCGCAAGCTGGAAGACCTGCTGGCGCGGGCGCTGTTCGTCAGCGAGGTGTGGGGGCGCGTCAGCGCGGGGGAGGATGCCTGACCGTGTCCATCACCCGTGACCTGGACATCCGGCTGGGGCCGTTCGTGTTCCGCGCCGTGCTGGAAACGTCGCGCCCGTGGGGCCTCATGCGGCGGAACGGCACGGTTGCGCCGCTGGCGTGGTGCTGGGGGCAATCCGAATCCCCCGACCGTTTCCTGCATTTCCGGTTGCTGGTGCTGGGGCCGGTGGGCATGGCGTTCGGTCGCATCCTGCCGGTGCGGTAATCCGTCATGCCCGAAATCCCTTCCCTCTCCTACGCCATGGGCCTGCCGCCCAAGGACGCCATCGTCTACTTCACGGCCAAGGGCTACGCCGTCACCTTCGACTGGAAGGAACTGTGGCAGCAGGCCCACGCGCAGGCGTTCACCGTGGCCGGGGTGGCCCGGCTGGACGTGTTGCAGGACATCCGCGACGGGCTGACCACCGCCCTGCGGGACGGCAAGACGGAACGCTGGTTCCGTGAAACGCTGGAGCCGGTGCTGCGCCGCAAGGGCTGGTGGGGCAAGCGCACGGATACGGCGGCAGACGGGACCGCACGCACTGTGCGCATGGGCAGCCCCGCCCGGCTGCGGCTGATCTACCGTCAGAACATGCAGGCCGCTTACATGGCCGGGCGCTACAAGCAGGCGCTGGAAAACGCCGACGCGCGCCCCTTCTGGCAGTATGTATCCGTGCTGGACGCCACCACGCGCCCCTCGCACAAGGTGTTGCACGGGCGCGTGTTCCGCAGCGACGACGCCTTCTGGTCCACCCACTACCCGCCCAACGGCTGGGGCTGCCGGTGCCGGGTGCGTACCCTGTCGCAACACCGGCTGAAGGCGGAAGGGCTGTCGGTGGAGCGGGGCGCGGGCCGCATGGTCACGCAGGAGCGCGAACTGGTGGACCGCCGCACCGGAGAGGTCACCCGGCGCACCGTGACCGGCTACAAGGTGCCGCAGGCCGGGGAAATAGCCTGGACGGACCTTGGCTTTTCCTACAACCCCGGCGCTGCCGGGCTGGCCAACATGCTGGACGAGGCGGCGCGCAAGCTGCGGGCGGCAGACCCGGCGCTGGCCGCAGCCGCCGTGCGTCACCTGACAAAAGGCGAGGCCTTCGCCGCGTGGGCCGCCGCGCCGCAGGGGCATTTTCCCATGGCCGTGCTGGCGGCGGACGACGCCGCGCGCATCGGCGGCACCAGCGCCCTTGCCCGGCTGTCGCCGGAAACCTGGGCCAAGCAGCGGCGGCACCACCCGGAACTGACGCTGGCCGACTACGCCCGCGTGCAGGACGTGGTGGAACAGGGAGAAGTGGTGCAGGACGGCGCGTTGCGGCTGGTCTACGTGCTGGACGAGCCGGGCGGCTACGTCAGCGTGGTCAAGGCCACCCGCAAGGGCGACGAACTGTATCTGGTCAGCTTCTGGCGCTTGAGCCGCGACGACGCCCAGCGGGCGCGCATCGTGGGCCAGTTGCGGAAGACGAAAAAGAAACAGCCCGGCGCGGACCACTAACGGTCGCACCGGGCGGATACAAGGGGGCGGTGGGGCCTGCCACCCGCAGAAGCGGAAACCCCACAAGGCGCTCCGGGCCATGGCCCGTGCTACGGCAGGCAGAATATCACCGTGTCGCGCCCGTCTTGTACCAAGGAGACTAGCCATGATCGAAATAGAGGTCAACTTCGACGGCCTGGAGCACGGGCTTACCCGCCTTGCGGAACTGGGCCGGGACATGACGCCCGTTACCCGGCAACTGGCGGGCGTGCTGGCCGACGCGCCGGAGCGGGCCTTTGCCGGGCAGCGCGACCCGGTCACCGGCAACGCATGGCACCCGCTGTCGCCGGTCACCATTGGCCGCCGCGCCAAGACCGGGCACGATGGCCCCATCCTACAGGTGCGCGGCCAGCTTGCGGGCAGCCTGCACGCAGACTACGGCCCGGACCATGCCACCGTGGGCACCAACGTGCCCTATGCCCCCACCCACCAGTTTGGCGCGAAGAAAGGCGCGTTCGGCTCCACCAAGCGGGGCGGCCCCATCCCGTGGGGCGACATCCCGGCCCGGCGCTTTCTGGGCGTGGGGCCGGAGGACGAGGAGGAGATTCGGGGGATTTTGGGGGAAGCGGCGAGAAGGGCGTTAGCGGGGGTGGGGACGTGAGTGGCGGAAAGTCCGACGCCAGTATGAGCGAGTCTTGTTGCGAGGCTGCTAACGCAATGCTAACGTAGTTAGCTATAGCGCAACAGATAGGGGGTATTATGAGGCTTACCGTCCCGAGAACGTTTAGTTTCTATCCAGAAGGTTTTTGTGACTTTTCCACGGTGTTGTCCTTTTTTGATTGGAATCCACAAAGCGACCATGTCGAAATTGATTTGAGTGCGTGTGCAAACGCAAATTTCCAAGCGCTATCTTTGATTACATTGTATTGCTTTTTTATGTCGTCAAAAAACATCCGAGTTGACATCATACCAGACGTGAATAGCATGTATTCTCCGTCAGCAATGTGGAAGAGTATGGGATGCAAAGGATGGAGAAAAGTCCTGTCTGGAGAATCTGATCAGTTTATTTCAACTCGTTATAAGCCACTTTTTGCTCTTAAAGATAATGAATCTTTCAAATCTGCAATAAGCAATGTTGAAATATATACAAAAAATTTAGGGTTAGAATATGAAAAGACATTGCGTTATGTCATGTCTGAATTGTTCTACAATGCAATGGAACATGGGGTTTCAGTTCATAAGAAGAATAATAGGGCAATTCCTCCTATTGTTCAGTATACATGGTATAAGCGAAGAGATGAAATACAATTTATCATAGCGGATTTAGGCATTGGAATCAAAAGGCATCTTGAACAGTCCAGCATGCCGTTTGCGGATAGCTGTGAGGCAATAATTGAAGCAATAAAACCGGGAAAGTCTGGAACATTTGGTGCGTCAAGACCATACGAGAGCAAAAACAACGCTGGAATGGGGCTGTACATATCTAACAATATTATTAAAAAGTTACATTCAGACATGCATATTATATCATATGATGGCAGTGTGCATATATCTCCTTCAGACGTCACTCACAAAAAGCTGGAAACTCCTTGGCCAGGAACGTTCGTATGGCTCACTGTAAAACTGAATAAAAACTCACGATTTACTTACGAGAGCACGTTGTCAGAATTGCGATCTGCTGCGGAGAGAGAGATTTTAGAGAAAGATTCTAGTGAAATATCGAAGACCCTTCTTGTAGATATATATAATTATTTTGGAAGAAATGCAGAGGTAAAACCTGAAGCAATTGCGTATCGCGACAAATACATACTTCCTGCAATATTGGAAGGAAAAAGTATAAAGCTTGATTTTTCTGGCGTTGTATCATCTCCTCACAGCTTTCTTAATGCCCTACTGGCAACCCCTGTAGAAAAGCTTGGAATGACAGCTTATAAAAGAATAAAAGTTGTCAATGCGGACTCGGACATACGAGAGACTATTGACTATATAATGGACGAGAACACCTCGTCATCCCACTGAACCCCTTCCCCCTGTCTTGCACCGCATGCCCCCGTATACCGGGGGCATGTCGCATTTAAAGCCCCCGCGTACAACGCACCCCACCGCAGTCCTTACCGTGCCCCTTTCCGTGGGCGACGGCACTTCCGACCTTCCCGACGGGCTGAACGTCCAGCTTCTGCCGGACGGCAGCTTTACCGCGCGTGATGGTCGCCCCGCCTCCATGACCAAGGGCGCGCTGACAGCGTGGTGCCTTGATGCAGACATTGCCGCCCCCGTGGTGGCCGATGCGCAGGCCCGCGAAACCCCGCTGGTCATCGACTACGAACACCAGACCCTGAACGCCAGACAGAACGGCAAACCCGCCCCGGCTGCCGGGTGGATTGATGCCGTCACCTACCTGCCGGGCCGTGGCCTGTTCGCCGCCGTTACCTGGACCGAGCGTGCCCGCGCCTACATCGAAGCGGGCGAGTACCGCTTCATCTCCCCCGTCTTTTCCTTCGACGCCGCAACCGGCGCGGTGCTGCGCCTCATCAGCGCCGCGCTTACCAACACCCCGGCCCTTGACGGCATGTCCGTCGTGGCAGCCGTGGAAGACCTCGCAACACAGGAGACCGCAATGGATGAACTTCTGGAGCGCCTGCGCTGGATGCTGAACCTGCCCGTCACGGCCACGGCGCAGGACATCATGGCCCAGTTGGACAAGCTGAAGGCCATGCTGGGCGGCGAAGGCGAAGCCGCCGCTACCGACGGTGCACCCCCCGCAGGCCAGCCCGCCCCCGTGGACCTGCTGGCCCTGCTCACCGAACAGCGCGCGCAGATTGCCGCGTTGTCGGCGGCCACCCCGGACCCGGCCCGCTTCGTGCCCATGGAGGCGCTGACCGCCTTGCAGCAGTCCGCTGCCGCCTTGCAGGCCCGCGTGGCCGAACTGGAAACCGGGCAGACCGTGGCCGCCATGGCGGTGGAAATCGACGCGGCGCTGGCCGATGGCCGCCTGAACAGGGCCGTGGAGCCTTGGGCGCGCGAACTGGCCAGAACCGACCCCGACGCCCTGCGCAACTACCTTTCCGTGGCCGTGCCGGTGGCCGCCCTGACCGCCATGCAGACCACCCGCGTTACGCCCCAGCCCGTGCCGGGCACGGCGGCCCTTACCGACGAAGACACCTACACCATGAACCAGTTGGGGCTGACTCCCGAAGAGTTCCGCGCCAGCAAGGAGGGCAAGTAATCCATGGCCGTCATCACCAGCGCGCTGCTGAACAGCCTGCGCACCGGCTTTTCCGCCGCCTTCCTGCGCGGCAAGACCAAGGCCGCGCCCATGTGGGACAAGGTGGCCACGCTCATTCCCAGCACCGCCGCGCAGAACACCTACGGCTGGCTGGGCCAGTTCCCCAAGCTGCGCGAATGGGTGGGCGACCGCGTGTTCAAGGACATGAAGGAACACGGCTACGCCATCTCCAACAAGCTGTACGAAGGCACCGTGGGCGTTTCGCGCACGTCCGTGGAAGACGACGCCCTGGGCATCTACACGCCCCTGTTCGAGGAAATGGGCTACGGCGCGGCCACCCACCCCGACGAACTGGTCTGGCCCCTGCTGGCCAACGGGCACGCCCGCACCTGCTTCGACGGCCAGAACTTCTTCGACACCGACCACCCCGTCTACCCCAACGTGGACGGCACCGGCGAGGCCATGCTGGTCAGCAACAACCTAGTGCCCGGTGCCACCCCCGGCGCGGCGTGGTTCCTGCTCGATGTCAGCCGCCCGCTGAAGCCGCTGATCTTTCAGGAGCGCACCAAGCCCGAACTGCAAATGATCTCCAACCCCGACAACGACCACGTGTTCATGAAGGACGAGATTCCCTACGGCGTGCGCTACCGCTGCAACGCGGGCTACGGCTTCTGGCAGATGGCCGTGCGCAGCCAGCACCCGCTGACCGCCGACAACTTCGAGGCGGCGTTGGTGGCCCTGCAAACCATGAAGGCCGACGGTGGCCGCCCGCTGGGCCTTGGCAGCGGCGGCAAGGCGTCCACCCTGCTGGTGGTGCCGCCCACCCTGAACGGCGCGGCCCGTGGCGTTGTGGGCGTGTCCGAACTGCCCGGCGGCGGCACCAACAAGTGGTTCGACGCGGCCACCGTGGTGCCCGTGGCGTGGCTGGGCTAGGGAGGCGCGCCATGCGGTACGCCGTAATTACCCGGAAGAACGTGGAATGCCGCTACCGGGCCGGGCTGCGCTTCAGCCCGGAGCGGACGGTGGTGGACGCCGACGAACTGGGGCCTGCCCGCATGTCGGCCATCCTTGCCGACCCGGTGCTGCTGGCCGTGCCGCTGGGCACGCCGGTGGATGTCGGGGAAGCGGAAGCCGGGGCGGTGGCCGATGCGGCCCTGTCTGCCCCGGTCGCCCCGGTTGGTCAGGGCGAGGGCGGCACGGGCGAAGTCACCGCCGCGCAGCATGCGGAAGCCCCGCAGCCTGCCACCGAAGCGGCCCCGGCCCCGGCTGAACCCCCCACCGGCCCGGCCAAGCCCGCCAGCAAGCCCAACAGCAAGGCGGGCAAGTAGATGGCCTACGCCACCCCCGACGATCTGGTCGCGGCCTTCGGGCTGGACGAGGTGATAGCCGTCACCGACCGCGAGAACACCGGGCAGGTGGACGCCACCGTCGCGCTGGAGGCCCTGAACCGGGCCTCCAGCGAGGCGGACAGCTACCTTGCCGCGCGCTACCCGCTGCCCCTGGCAGAGGTGCCCCCGGCGCTGCTGACCGCCGTGTGCGACATGGCCCGCTACCGGCTTACCGGGGGCATGGCCACGGAAACGGACACCATCGTCGAACGCTACCGGGCCGCCGTAAGCTGGCTGCGCGACGTGGCGGCGGGCCGGGCCGTGCTGCCCGGCGCGGCGGCCCCGGCCCCCGGCAGCGGGGTGGTTATCCATGCCGGGCGGCGCGTCTGGCTGCCCGCGCCCGAAGGGGACGACGCATGATCGCCGCCATAGAAGACGCCATCATCCGCCGCCTTGGCGAGGCCGGGCTGCCGTACCTGCGCACCGTGGCCACCTACGGCGGCGAACTGGACGGGGATGCCCGGCAGGTTGTCCGGGCCTTTCCCGCCGTGTGGGTGGCCTTCAAGGGCGAGGGCGACCCCGCGCCCGTGGGCACCAGCCGCACCGTCTGGCACGTGCCCGCCACGTGGGTGGTGCTGGTGGCGGCCCGCAACCTGCGCAACGAGGCGGCCACCCGCAAGGGCGACGCCGTGCAGGTGGGCACCTACCAGATGCTGGAAGACGTGCGCGCCCTGCTGATGTGCCAGGATTTCACGGAACAGGGGGCGGCCCAGGGGCTGGAAATGGACCCGCTGCGGCCCGGTCGCACCCGCAGCCTGTACAACGGCAGGCTGCAAGACCAGGGCGTCAGCGTCTACGCGCAGGAATGGCACACCCGCTACCCCCTGCGCCTGCCCGCGCCGCCGCTGGACCCGGCCACGCCCCCCGGCGCGCCCCTGCCGCAACTGGCAGCCGTGGGCCTGCGCTACCACCTGCAACCCGACGACGGCGAGGCCGACGCCGTGGACCTGCTGACCCTGCAACAGGGGAGGAACTGACATGCTCGTGAAAGCCGCCCCCGGCGTGAAGGTGCCCGTGGAAGGCATGCCCCGCCGGTACATCGAACAGAACCCGGTGGAAGTGCCGGATACCCCGTACTACCGCCGCCGCATCACCGATGGCGATTTGATGGTGGTCCCGGCCTCTCGCGCCGCCGCCAAGGCCACCGCCGTCAAGAAGGAGGCCAGCAATGACCAGCCCTAACGTCAGCTTCGACACGCTGCCGTCGTCCATCCGCAAGCCGGGCAAGTATCTGGAGTTCAACACCCGCCTTGCCGTGCGCACGCTGCCCGCCAACGAACAGCGCGTGCTTCTGGTGGCCCAGCGCACCGCCGGGGGCAGCCAGCCCGCGCTGGTGCCGGTGGACGTGTTTTCGGACGAGGAAGCCCGCATCCTGTTTGGCGAGGGCAGCGTGGCCCACCTGATGGTGCGCGCCGCCATCATCGCCAACCCGTACCTGTACCTGACCGTGGTGGCCGTGGATGACGACGATGCGTCCATTGCCGCGTCCGGCACCGTGGGCATCACCGGCACGGCCACGTCTTCGGGCGTCATCGCGCTGGCCATAGGCAACCAGACCGTGAAAATCGCGGTGGCCAAGGGCGACACCGCCGCCGTTGCCGCCGCCGCGCTGGCGCAGGCCGTCGGCACGGCCCGGTACCTGCCGGTCACGCCCGCCGCCGAGGGCGGTGTGGTCACGCTTACGGCCCGCAACAAGGGCGCGCTGGGCAACCAGGTGCCGCTTTCCGCCAGCCATACGGTGCAGGGGCTGACCGTGCAGGTAACGGCCATGTCCGGCGGGCAGACGGACCCGGACATTGCCGGGGCGCTGGCCGCCCTGTTTCTGGGCGGACACCACATTCTGGTCACGCCCTACGCCACGCAGGACAACCTTGCCACCCTGCGCGACCACCTGGACGCCGTGTCGCATGCGCTGGAACAGCGCGGGGCCGTGGGCGTGTTCGCCACCACCGGCACGCTGGCGCAGGCCACCACGCTGGCCGGTCAGGTCAACAGCGGGCGTATCTGCGGCGTGGTGCTGCCCGGGACGGTCAGCCTGCCGCACGAGGTGGCCGCCGCCTACGGGGCAGTGGTCGCCAGCGAGGAAGACCCCGCTCGCCCCCTGAACACCCTGACGCTTTCGGGCATTGCCGTGCCGCCGGTGGCCAGGCGCCTTGGCCGCATGGAGCAGGAAACGGCCCTGCACAACGGCGTCACCCCGCTGGAAACGGGGCCGGGCGACGTGGTGCAGATAGTGCGCGCCGTCACCACCTACACGGTGGACGCTCAGGGCGTGGAAGACGTGTCCCTGCTGGACCTGACCACCATCCGCACGCTGGACTACGTGCGCAAGGCCGTGCGCGAACGCATCAGCCTGCGCTTCCCGCGCGAGAAGCTGTCCGCCCGCACGCCCCCCAAGGTGCGCAGCGAGATCATCGACGTGCTGCTGAAGCTGGAAGAACTGGAAATCGTAGAGGAAGTGAAGGCCAACCTGCCCGGCGTCATCGTCGAGCGCGACACGCAGGACGCCAACCGCCTGAACGCGAAGATCCCGGTCGATGTGGTCAACGGGCTGCATGTGTTCGCGGGCCGCATCGACCTTCTGCTGTAAGGAGAGAACCCCATGGCCCTGAAGGAATACCTCGGCGCCGTCATCCTCGAAATCGACGGCAAGGAATACGAGGTCGAGTCCGTGGACATCGACCACAAGAGCGGTCGCAAGCTGGTGAAGACCATGAACCGCAAGGGCAAGCCCAGCGGCTTTGCGCAGGGCGTGCACGAATGGACGCTGAAGCTCACCCTGCCCATCCCCAAGGAAAACGCCCCCGATTGGGACGACATCGTGGGGGCCAAGGTGACCATCTACCCCGTGACCGAAGGCGGCACCCGCGAATCGTATCTGGACTGCGTGGCCATGGACGATGCCCGCAAGTACAGCGTGGACAATGAGGCGAAAGTGGACGTGACGCTGGCGGCCATGGACCGGGTGGAGGAATAGCCCATGACCAACATCATCATGACCCGCACCCCCATGACCGAAACCGGCACCCTGACCATCGGCTGGCAGGATGAAGCCGGTGACTGGCACAAGGACTTCGAGATGCGCCTGCCCACCATGGCCGACGTGGAAGACGCCATGGCCGAGGCGGGCGAAGGGGCCAATCAGGCCCGCATCACCCGCTACGTGTGGGCGCGCACCATCACCCGGCTGGGCACGCTGCCGCAGGATGCCATTACCCCCGAACTGCTGGGGGCGCTGCCGGATACCGAGTTCGGCCAGCTTAACGCGGCGGAGGAACGACTGCGAAAAAAGCTGATGGCCGCGAGCGCCGTTGCCGCGAGCTGAGGCTGGCGGAACTGGCCCTGGTGCATCGCGGCTTCCGGCTGGAAGAGGTTCGGGCCATGTCCCTGCCCGAAATCCGCACCTACATAGAACTGCTGACGGGGCGCGGCCCCGCGCCGGGCAGCAGACGGGTGGTCAACCGCAGGCTGAAGAGGAAATAGCGCATGAACGACATGAGCGTGCAGGTCACCCTGCGCCTGCGCGACCAGATGGGCCGCTATACCAAGCGGGCGCTGGACGACGTGACGCGGGCCACCGGGGATGCCACCACGGCAGCCCGTGGCCTTGCGCGCGCCGGTGCCGATACCGACCGCATGCGCTTCGGCGGCCTGCTGAACGGGCTGCGGCAGGTGGACCGCCTGTCGCGCGCGGCCATGCAGTCGCTACGCGGGGTGGCCAGTGCCGCATCCAACGCCGCCAAGGCCGCCGGTCAGGTGGGCAGCGGCCTTACGGCGGGCGGCTACGTGGCCGGGCGGGCACTGGCCAAGCCCATGGACTACGAACACCGCGTGGCGCAGATGGCCAACACCGCCTATGCCGAGCGCGACGTGGCGGGCCGCCGGGCGGGCATGACCCAACTGGACGCCTCCATCACCGGGGCCGTGCGCACCGGCGGCGGCACCCGCGACGAGGCCGCCGAGGCGCTGGACAAGATGCTGGCGTCCGGGGCCATCAAGGCGGACGCGGCCACCAGCCTGCTGCCGGTGTTGCAGAAGTATTCCACCGCGTCGGGCGCGGCGTCCGGCGACCTTGCGGACATTGTCATCCGGGGCGTGCAACAGGGCTTTTTCAAGCCGGAAGAAGCGCAGGCCGCGCTGGACCGGGCCATGGTGGCCGGGCAGATGGGTGGCTTTGAACTGAAGGACATGGCCCGCTGGCTGCCGCAGATGATGGCCAACGCGCAGGGCATGAAGGGCATGGCCGGGTTCGAGCGGATTCTGGCCAGCGCGCAGGCGTCCGCCGTGACGGCGGGCAACAAGGACCAGGCGGGGAACAACCTCGTCAACCTGCTGGCCAAGATGAACAGCAGCGACGCCGCGCTGGACTTCAAGAAGCTGGGTATCGACCTTTCCGGATCGCTGGCCAAGGCCCGCGAAAACGGCGAACTGCCGCTGGATGCGTTCGTCCGGCTGGTGGAAACCCGCGTGGTGGGCAAGGACAAACGCTTTCAGGCCGCGCGTGCCAAAGCCGCCGGGGCCACCGGCGGCGACCGCGCGTCCGCCCTGAACGACATGGCCGACATTCTTCAGGCGTCTGCCGTGGGCCGAGTGATGCAGGACCGGCAGGCCCTGCTGGCCCTTGTCGCGGAGATGACCCAGAAGGGCTACGTGGCCGACGTGCTGGGCGGCATGCGCAGCGCCACCGGCGCGGGCGAAACCGCCTTCGGCGTGGTGGCCTCCACCTCTGCCTTCAAGGCGCAGCAGGCCAGCAACGAGAAGGACATTGCCGCATCCGGCATGCTGGCCCACGTGAAGCCCTATCTGGACCCGGCCATGGAAAGGCTGGCCGCGTTCGGTGCCGAATTTCCCGCCCTGACCACGGCGGCCATGGAGGCAACCACGGCCATAGGAGCCATGACGGCGGCGGCTGCGGCCTTTGGCGGGCTGCGCATGCTGACCGGCGGTGCCGGTGCTGCCGGGGCGGGGGGCGCAGCCGGTATGGCGGGGCGCGGCGCAAGGTTCGGCAAGCTGGCCGGTCGCCTTGCCGGGCGCGCTGGGGGCCTGCTGGCCGTGGCCGGTGCCGCCTATGACGTGTACGCCACCGAGCAAAGCGCCATGAACCGCAACGACAAGAACGCCGCCCACGTGGCCACGGCGGGCGGGCTTGGCGGAACGCTGGCCGGGGCATCGCTGGGGGCCAAGGCCGGGGCCGCGCTGGGCACGCTGGTGGCCCCCGGCATCGGCACCGCCGTGGGCGCGGGCGTGGGCGGCATCGGCGGCGGGCTGCTGGGCTGGCTGGGCGGCACCGGCCTTGGCCAGAAGCTGGGGGACATGATCTTCAAGGACGAGCGCGTGGTGCGCGTGGAATCGGTGCTGCAACTGGATGGCCGGGAAGTGGCCCGCGCCGTCAACGAAGTGAACGGGCGCGACGCCACCCGCCACTAACGGCGCAACGGGATCATCGCATGGCATGGAAGGACAACCTGCTGGACGCCAGCTTTCGGGGCGCGGGCTTCGAGGTGCTGCGCACCCGCGACAAGGGCGAACGCGCCCTGGTGGAGCACGAATACCCCTACCGCCCCGGCGCGGAAGTGGAAGACATGGGGCGCAAGGCCCGGCGCATCAGCCTTACCGCCGTCTTCAACGGGCCGCAGTACGAGGCCGGGCTGGCACGACTGGTGGCGGCGCTGGAGGAATCCGGCCCCGGAGAACTGGTGCATCCGGTGTTCGGTTCCGTCACCGTGCGCGTGGCCTCGTGGGACATCCCGCACGAAGGGGAGCAGCCCGACTACGTCGAGGTGGCGCTGGAATTTGTGGAGGCCGGGACCGACAACGCCTTTCTTGGCGCAACGGGTGCGCGCGGCGCGGCGGAAGGCGCGGCCCTGAACGCGGAAGGCGCGGCGGGCGAGGCCAGCGAGGCGTCGGGCCAATCCTTCGCGCGCTGGCTGGAACAGACCGCCAGACAGTACAGCCTTGCCGACAAGGTGGACGTGCTGAACAGCATGCACGACACGCTGGACGAGTACGACGCCATACAGCGCGCCGGACGGTCTGCGGTGTACTATCTGGACTTTCCGTCCGCCTACCTGTCCGACCTTCAGGCCGCGCAGCAGACAGCGGCAGACCCGCTGGCCGTGCAGGGCGGCGGCTTTCGCAACTGGCAAAAGCTGTCGCAGGCGTTCCCGTCGCGCAGCCTGACCGGGGGCACGGGCCGCAGCTACCCGGCGGGCGTCAGCGCCTATGCGGGCAGCGTGGCCGCTGGGCCGTCCACGGGGCAGGCCGTTGCCTCTCCCACGGTAAGCATCCCCTCGGTGGACGCCGCGCGCCCGGCCCAGCAGGCGGACCTTTCCACCCCGCAGGGTGCCACCAATGCGCAACTGGCCGTGCTGGCCAACGTCACGCAAACGGCGCTGCTGACGGAGCAGGCCACGGCGCTGTTGCAGGCGGAGGCCGCCGCGCCCACCCTGACCCCGCAGGAAGTGGAGGCCGTGGTGGGCAACCTGCGCGACCGCATGCAGGACGCCATGGACGGCGCGCGCATCGTGTTGCCCGCGCAGGACGCCTATGCCGTGGCGCAGGCCCTGCGCGATGCGGCGCTGGCGTTGCAGGAACTGGGCGCGGCGGTCATCGAACAAAGCCCGCCGCTGGTGACCCACGTGGTGGACGCCCCCTGCAACCTGCACCTGCTGGCCCACCGCCTGTATGGCGACTATCGCCGCGCCGCCGAACTGGAGCGCCTGAACCCGGCCATCCGCAACCCCAATTTCCTTGCCGCCGGACAGGAGGTCACAGGGTATGCCCGCTGAACGCGACGCCGTCACCCTGATCGTGGGCGGCAGGGAACACCGCGACTGGACCAGCTACGAACTGGACAGCGACCTGCTGACCCCCGCCGATGCGTGGCGCGTGTCGCTGGGCATCCCGGCGGACGCCGTGCCGCAGTCGGTGCGCCCGTGGGCCGCCGTCACCATGGCCGTGGGCGGGCAGGCGGTGCTGTCTGGCCGCATCGACCGGGTGGAACGGGCCATTCGCAAGGGGCAGCACACCCTGTCCCTGTCCGGTCGCGATGGTGCCGCCGTGCTGGTGGACTGCTCCGCGCCGCTGTTCGTGGCCCGGCAGATCGACCTGGAAGAGGCGGTGGCGCGCATCGTGCGACCGCTGGGCATCAGCCGCGTCCGGGTGGGGAAACCCGCTCTGGAAGTCAGGCGCGAGAAGATTACCGTTGAACCGGGCATGACAGCGTGGGACGCCCTGCAACAGGTGGCCGAGGCCAACGGCATGTGGCCGTGGTTCGCGCCGGAGGGCACGCTGGTGGTGGGCGGCCCGGACTACACCGCGCAGCCCGTGGCCGACCTTGTGCTGCGCTTTGGGGACGAGGGACGCACAAACAACGTGCTGTCCCTGACGGTCAGCGAATCCGTGGAGGGGCGGCATTCGGAGGTCACCGTGCTGGGCCAGAACCACGGCACGGAAGATGCCGAGGGCGAACACGCCCTGCGCGCCGTGGCCAGGGATTCCGGCGTGGCGTGGCACCGGCCCAAGGTGGTTGTGGAATCGCAGTGCGACACGGAAGACATGGCCCGTCGCCGCGCCCGCAAGCTGCTGGCCGACGGGCGGCTGTCCGGTTTTCAGGTGCAGGCCACCGTGCGCGGGCACCGGGCGCTGGATGCCACCGGCACCGGCCCCCTGTGGGAACCGGGGCAGCGGGTGCGCGTGCTGTCCGAGCCGCACGGGCTGGACGCAACCCTGTTCCTGATGCGGCGCACCTTCATCGGTGGCCGCGACCGGGGACAGGTGACGGAACTGCTGCTGAAGGAAGACGGCGTGTGGCTGCCGGACGTGGGCAAGCACCGCAGGCGCAAGAAGGGCGACGCGGCAACGGAGATGGAGGTGGTAGACCTGTGATGCAGCGCGTGCAGGCCATGATCAACCGCACACTGGCCACGGTGCGGCAGGCATTCCGCGCCCGGCTTACCGGGCTGGACAGCAAGCCCGGCGTGCAACTGGTGCAGGCGGCGGCGCTGGCCGGGGAGCAGGTGCAGGCGGCGGAACTGTTCCAGCACTTCGGCTTCACCTCGGCCCCGCCCGTCGGTACGCAGTGCATCCTGCTGCCGCTGGGTGGCAAGACGGCCCATTCCGTGGTGGTGGCCACCGAAAACGGGGCCTTCCGCGTGCAGGCCCTGCAAGGGGGCGAGGTGTGCGTCTACAACCAGTGGGGCGCGAAGATCACGCTGAAGAAGGAGAAGATCGTGGAGGTGGATTGCGACCACTTCCGCGTGGCCGCCAAGGAATCCATCCAGATGGAAACCAAACAGTGGCAGGCCACGGCCAGCGAGGGGGCAGGTTTCGCCTCGCCAGCATTAGCTATCGGTGGCGTGGGTGGAAAGAAGGCACTTGCGATGCTGGACGCAGACCTGAACACTACCGGCGACGTGACCTCTGAAGGGGACCATATCGCCAAGGGTATCAGTCTCCAGCATCACCGCCACCCAGGGGATTCCGGCGGCTCGACGGGGGATGCAGAGTAGTTATAGCTGCATCTAGGCGCTGTAAAGGAAAATATGAAAGCAGGTTAGCATGTAATGTTTCGTATTATTTCTTTCATTTGTGTTGCTCGTTGTATTTAATTTTTTACATAAGAACATATAACAAATGTATTTCTAGTTTGTATCAGACTGAATACGGCGTCGGGACTGTGAAATCCGCCACGACGCCGTATTAATACTATTTAGGCCCTATATGTAAGATATATTCATTGTCTAATCTTGTTGTAAAATCTTTTCCTTCATCTCCTTCTCCTGAAAGTGAATAGCTTCCATCGTTTTTTATAGTATATTTTGCTTTTGAGCCATCTGTAAAAAGGAAATAATGTGAGACGCATTCACCATCATGCTCAGTATAGCATGATTTTATTCTTGAAATATTATCAATTCCAACTCTCGATATGGGCTTCTCTGGGGTTATTGTGAGTTTTCCATTTTCATCGCGCGTAAGTTTTACGTTTGGCATGATGATAACTCTCCAAATTTAGAGGTTAAGGATGAGATGCGCACCTGTTCTTGCTGTCTTTCATCCACCGCCACGAGGGTGGTGGCATGGGCGCCCTGCGGCATTGGTATATTTATTAACGATTATAGCGATAAGTACTTTTTTAGTCTAGCCAATGCCGCCTCACCACGATTGATGCACTCCTCGGCATGTGGTGCGGGACTCTTCCGCAGGGCCATGTTTGCACGAGCTTAAGCTGAGTGGGTTGCGGATGTGTTTGGCCCACGCTGGACGCCGCCCCGAACACGACCTGCGACGTGACCCTTGATGGGAACCATGTCGCCGGGGCATCAGTCGGCGGCGCCACCGCCATCCTGGGGATTCGGGTGGGACGACGGGGGAGGCGGTGTAGGATGGCATTGCTTGCGTTGTGGGCGTTTAGCAAAGGTGACCCACAGAGTAGCAACAGCAAGACCAATTTTTACGAAAAGTGTTGCTTTAGAGCAGTCTGGTGCTTGCATCATAAGCGCGGATATGAAAATCATCGATAAAAAAAGATTTAATATAGACGATTCGTATTCATTATTGACTTCAAGCGCTTTTTTGTATTTATCTTTTGCAGTATGAAAAGATTTAGTCCAAAAAAGCCTATCGTTCCCACATAATAAATACAATTCATCTATGTCTTCAGAATCATCAACATGTTTGTCATCAATCATTATTGATGATGATCTAAAGCATATGCACATAGATAATATTAGTGATGTTACCATCCAAAATATTTGAGAAGATTCTTCTGCATTTAAGTATGTAAAAATTCCAGTATTTGTTCCGCTAATTGACATTAATTGAATAGACATTATTGCAGAAAATACTGCTAGAATTAATTTTAACTTTCCTATTAGCGTTGCCCGTCTGTCTTGAAGCATCTTATAGCGTTCCCATATGTTCTTAACTAATACCTCAATATGTTCATGTGAAAATTTATTTTCTTTTGCAATCATTATTTTTTGCCTATGCATAGTTAGAGTTGTTTTGTAGACACACTGAACCCCTTCCCCCTGTCTTCCTTCCCAGCCGCCACTAGAGTGGCGGTATGGGTACCGATGCCGCACTTGATACACTTTCGGGCGACTATACCGGCGAACGCATTTCCAGTCTAGCCAATGCCGTCTACCTGCGCCTGATGACGCCCCTTGGCACGTGGTGGGCGGACCCTTCCGTGGGGTCGCGCCTGCACGAACTGGAGCGGGAAAAGGACGTGGCGCGGGTGCGGCGTCTGGCCGTCCAGTACGCCGAGCAGGCCCTGCAACCGCTGGTGACGGACGGACGCGCCCGCGCCGTCAGCGTCACCGTCAGCGGCCTGGGACGGGACGATTCCGGCGGCGGGCGCTGCCTGCTGCATGTGGAAGTCACCGACGCGGCGGGCCGCCATGAAATGTACACCCATCCCGTGCGGGTTTCCTAAGGGGCGGCCATGTCTTTCATCATCCCCACCTTCGAGCAGATACGCGCGGCCCTGCTGCGCGACGTGAAGAACCTGCTGCCCGACGCCGCCACCACCACGGACAGCGACGCCTACGTGCGCGCGTCGTCCGTGGCCTCTGCGGTGGAGGGCCTGTACCAGCATCAGGCGTGGATGGCCCGCCAGATACTGCCGGACACGGCGGATACCGCCTACCTTGAACTGCATGCGTCCTTGCGCGGCATCACCCGCAAGGCGGCCACCACGGCCACGGGCACGCTGTCCGTTACCGGCACCGCCGGAGCAGAAGTGCCCGCGTCCACCCTGGTGCGCCACGTGGCCACCGGGGTCACCTTTGCCACCACGGCTGCCGTCACCCTGAACGAAGGCGGCACGGCCACCATCGCCTGCGCGGCGGCCAGCGCCGGGGCCATGTCCGACTACGCCGACGAGCCGGTGCTGTTCGTCACCGCGCCCACGGGCGTGCAGGCCGAGGCCCGGCTGACCCTCACCGGCGGCACCGACGCGGAAACCGACGCGGAACTGCTGGCCCGCCTGCTGGACTACATGCGCAACCCGCCCGGCGGCGGCAACCGCTACGACTACCGGCGCTGGGCCATGGAGGTGCCGGGCATCACCGGGGCGTGGGTCTACCCGCTGCGCCGGGGCATCGGCACCGTGGACGTGGCCGTGCTGTCCGCCGGGGGGCTGCCGTCGGCGGAACTGGTGGCCGCCGCACAGGCCAGCATCGATGCCAAGCGCCCGGTGGCCTGCAAGGATGCGCTGGTGCTGCCGCCCGCGCCGCTGCCCGTGGATGTGCAGGTGCGGGTCCGTCTGTCCGGCGTGCTGCTGGCCACCCTTGCGGCGCAGGTGCAGGCCGCCCTGGCCGCCTACTTCCTGACGCTGGAGCCGGGCGGGCTGGTGGTGCGGTCGCGCATCGCCGCCATCATTTCCGGGCTGCCCGGCGTGGCCGATTGCGAGGTGGCCGCCCCCGCCGCCAACGTGCAGGCCGTGGTGGATGCCGCGCGCATCGAATGGCCGCGCCTTGGCGCGGTCACCGTGGAGGCCATGTGAGCGGGCACGCCACCCTGTTGCGCACGCTGCTGCCGCCCGTCAGCTACGACCCCAACGGCACAGCCATCGGCGCGCACCTCACCGCAGAGGGCGCGGCGCTGGATGCGGCGCTGGCATCGTCCGTGCGGGCGGTGCTGGGCATCAACCCCTTCCGGGCCACGGAATGGCTGGAGGATTGGGAGCGCGTCTACGGCCTGCCGGACCCGTGCGCCCGTGCCGACCGTACCCTGCAAGAGCGCATCACCGCGCTGGCCATCGCCGTGCAGGAGCGCGGCGGCCTCTCGCGCGGGTGGTACGTCCGGCTGGGGGCCATGCTGGGCTACACGGTGACGGTGCGGGAATACCAGCCCTTCCGGGCTGGGCGTTCGCGCGCCGGTGACGCCCTGACCAACGGCGACTGGCAATTCGCATGGGCCGTGGCCTCGCCCGCGCAGACCGTCCACCGGTTCCGGGCCGGGCGCAGCGCGGCAGGCGAACCGTTGGCCCATTGGGGCGACGAGATTCTGGAATGCGTGATGCGCAGGCTTGCCCCGGCGCACACCAAAGTGCTGTTTATCTACGGATAGTTATGGATAGTTACGGAACGGAGAGCAACGGACAGGAGCCGCCATGCACCGCATAGACACCCCCGGCGCGACGCCGGACAACCGCTTTACCGAAGGCGACCCCACCATCCCCACCGCCGCCACGGAAGTCAGCGCCGAATGGCTGACCGCCGTGCAGGAAGAGGTGGCCACCGTCATCGCCGGGGCGGGCATCGCCCTGGACAAGGCCGACAACGGCCAGTTGCTGGAGGCCATCAAGACGCTGGGGCCGGATCGCTTCAAGGGCTTTGCCACTTCCGGCCAGCACGAAGCATGGGAGGCCGATCTGGCGGCCATCAACCGCAACAGCCTGTATGCGGTGCGCAAGGGCACGGCCACCGGCTTGCCGGAGGACATGCCCGCCGAAGCGTGGGCATTCGTCCACACCATGGTCATGCCCGGCGATGCCGCGCGCACCCAACTGCTGTGGTCCGTGGACGACCCGGACCACCCCGGCTGGTGGCGACGGCGCACTGCGGGCGCGTGGGGCGAGTGGAAGAGCGTCGGGTCCGGCGGTTCGGGCATGCCCATCGGCATGACCTTCTGGTGGCCGGGCACCACGCCCCCGGCGGGGTCGCTGGCCATCAACGACGGGCCGCTGCTGCTGCGCGCGGCGTACCCGCAGTTATGGGCCATGGCGCAGGCCAGCGGAAACATCATCACCGAGGCCGCGTGGCAGGCGCAGGCCGCCGTGCAGTCGTCGGTGGGTGCGTTTTCCAGCGGTGACGGGGCGACGACGTTCCGCTGCCCGAGATTGCGCGATTTCGTGCGCGGGGCGGACCCGGCGGGGGGGCGTGGCGTCGGGATGTGGCAGGATGCTTCGAGCATCACCGGTTCCGTGCTCTACGAAGGCGGCTCGCCGGGTGCTGGTTTGCGGCTGAACCTGGGGAGTCTTGATGGACAACAGCAGGTCCAGTCTTCCACGGCAAACAGCAGCAGCCCCACCACGCAACTCTCCGTGACCACCGGGCGCATGCGACCGCCATCGGTCAGTTGGCTGCCCTGCATCAAGGCATTCGACACCGTGACCAACGCGGGCGAGGTGGACATTGCCGCGCTGGCCGCCACGCTGACGGACAAGGTGGACAAGTCCGCCTGGGTCACCCTTGTGGCGGGGCGGGCGTGGAAGCTGCCCAACGGACTGATCTTCCAATTCGGGACGTACACCGGGCTGGCCTATGACCAGTCGGTGACGATTACCCTGCCTGCCACCATGCCCACCGGCGGGCTGTTCTGCGCAGGCAGTGATGACGACACCGGCAGCAACCTTGCTGTCGTGCTGGCAAAGTTCATGAGCAACGGTTCGATCCGCCTGACCAACGACGCCGCCTATGCAGTCACCGGCGGGCGCACCATATCCGGCAAATGGATTGCCGTCGGGTACTAGGAGACACCATGCAGTTGCAGAGTTACTACGCCGCCTCGACCGGCGAGTTCCATATCGAATCGTTGGGCACCGCACCCGCCGATGCCGTGCCGATCACGCCGGAGGAGCACGAGGCCCTGCTGGCCGCGCAGGACCGGGGCCTGCGCATCGTTCCCGGCGCTGACGGCCAACCCGTTGCCGTGGATGGCCTGCCTACGCTGGATGATGCCGTGGCCGCCAAAGCGCGCGAAATCCGTACCGGGTACGACACCGCCCTTGCGGGCGTGCTGGCCGGGGCGGATGCCACCGCCACCGGCGTGGCCGTGGGTTCGGCCCTGATGGCCGTCACCGACCCGCAGGGACTGGAATATCTGGTGGACATGCTGACCGCCCGCCGCGTGGCGCTGGAACAGGCCCTGTTGGCCGCGCAGGCCGGAGAGGAACCCTTGGCCGCCGTGCTGGGCATCGTGGTGAGCTATCCCACGTAGCGTGATTGCCCGGCGCCGGGCGCGTTCACTGACAATTGCAGAGGGAAGAGAAAGGAAAGGCCCGGTCGCGCGCTGCCATATGGGAAGACGCGACCGGGCACGAAGCCGAGAGGAACAGGCGGGGGCGTTTCCGCGCCCCCACCGGCCCGACCGAGAACTCGCGTAGGCAGGAAATGAATGAAGCGCCCGGCTCGGGCCGGGCGCTCTTCATCACTAGAGATTCCTCGCAGGAAAAAACGATGAACGGCCTGTCAATTTTCAGCGGTTGCACCGAAGAAAACAGGCATGTCTTTGGACACATGAGCCCAGTACTGAACCTTGTCGCGATGCGTTTTGACCGAGCCGGGAAGACCTTCCCCTCCGACCAGCTTGAGGTCGCGCAAAATCTGGCCCCTTTGATCTGGCGTATATTCAGGATTCACGGTTGCGATTAGTGTAATCATGCAGGATATCGTATCCATCGCCGCATTGGCATTTCCGCCCGGTGCCGACATCAGCATGACTTCGCGCACCCGGCGGGTTTTCTGGTCCGCAGTAACCAGAAAGCCCACAACGTCCGTCAACATGGCCTGTCCGGTATCCCTGTCTTCACCCTTTTCAATTTTCAAGGCAGGCAGCTTGTGATTGAATTTAAGCTTTTTTGCTGTCTTGTTGAAGTTCTTGTGGAATTCTTCGATTTTCATATTCATTGAGGCAGGAGGAAGCGGGGCGGGCGCAGGCTCCTCTGGCTCGCGCTGCGGCTCTGCACTCGGTGCTGGCGCTTGTGCGGGAGTTTGACCGGAGGAGCCTGCGGTGGAAGCAGACTGATTAGTAATTGTATCGGGTGTTTTCTTGGCAGGTGAAACGACATTAAACGCCATCGTACACGCAATGGATATACCAAAATAAAGACCAAATGCCTTCAACCGAGTCGGATTTTCGGTCCGTAGTACTAATGAAGGCTTAAGCAAGCCAACTACTGAAGCCAGTAGTGAGCAAAGAACAGCAAGAGCCAGAACAGTGGCCAT